ATATGAAAAGATATACCCTAATAATAAAAAATTGAGCCAGAATCTACCCAAATAATATTATATATATTATGAGACGCTAGTTATTGCAATGGATCTAGTCTATATAGTCCTTTATTTGTAATTTTTTCGATAGGGTACGGGTAAAATTCGGAATCCTATATATGTATAACCCCCTCGAATTTTTGGGACTAATTTTTTTTCTGGTAGGCAGCAGTCTTTGTTTGGTCTTGTTATGGTCTTCCTTGGTCTTAGTGTTATCTTAGTGTGTCTTTTTTCTTGCCCTTCTCCTATAGTGTCCATTAATAAGCGTCACTTATGAATCCATCAGTAGATACATTAGAATTTCTTATCTGAACAGGAGACATCCCCATAGCAGATTGAGAGATCGTGTTATTTAGGAGAGAGTTCCAGTTGTCTGTGTGAATGGATAGGAGTTCATCTTTTCTTTTAGATATGTTTAAGTCTTCATTTTGGGCCATATATTCAGTCCAGTAAGCAACTGCACCTGCTAGGGAGTCAACGAGGTCATCATGTACAAGGGAACCTTTGTGACGAGAGATACGAGATAGTTGGTAGATAAGTTGAAGCTTTAATCTTCTTTCTGGTGTCTCTTGGGAGTTAGAACGGAAGTCTTTTTCTATAACCTTTTGGTCAATTATTAGTCTATGAGAGTTCATTACAGGTTCTAGGGTATCTATTATTCTTAATTCTTTAGTCTTATTGTTTCTAACATCTTCTAATTGGCATGGATGGAACCTCATAAGGAAAGGTTTTAGTAGTTCAGCGAACATACCACCACCGAAGTTTTGTTCTACAAGTATGGTATTAATCTTATTTTCTCTAGCAATCTTACTAATCTTCTCTAGAACAGCGTCAGAATAGCCCCCAGAGAGACCTAAACACTCTGTGACGTATAAATTACCATTAAGCATCTTTACACAGCTTATAGCGGTCTGGTCTTTACCCTTACCAGAGGGGTCAACGAACATAACGGAGCCTGTATATTCTATAAAGTCTCCAAATTGTTGAGCAGGTCGGTAGAACCTGTCGCCATTGAAGCCTACACATTGCAGATCTGTGATTACATATTCGGGAGAGTTGGACCATATTACTTTTTCTGGTGCAAATTCTTTGTTTATTGGCATTATCACAAGGTCATTTATTTTCAATGGGTAACGATCTTGGTCAGATAGGGTTGTATCTAGCTGGAACTGTAGGTTAAAGCCACTACGACCATAGGAAGCTTCTCTTTCCATAAGATCCTGAGCAGAGAACCTAATCGGGTCTACAGGGTCTTTTGGTTGGGCTATACCATCTGTTAATTCCTTAAGGATTTTAGGGGCAAGTCTATCTCCGTAGTTGTTTTTTAGTTCTGGGTAACGTGCAGTCCAGATTCTTGTTTCATATCCCCTTTCTTCTAGGGTGAGGTACACAGAATTTTCTACTTGAGGAGTACCTAGAAAAGTAATCCGACCATTAGGTTTTAGGATCGCTTCAAATTCTTTTACAGCTTCACTAAGTTTGTCTCTCATGGGTTGAGTAAAAGAATTATTAGGAACTTCTACGTCATCTGCAATTACTTCGTCTGCCCTAGCTCCTGACATCTGCCCTAGAACCCCTCTAGAAGAACAAGAAGGGGCATGGTCAGCTTGTGCTGGTCTTACATCAAAACTTACTTTACTGTTTCTCTGGTCGTCACTAGGGATCAATCCAGCAAGTATTGGCATCTCGTTTATAAGACGCATAGTAAAGGTCGTAAAGTTATCGGCTCTGTCTTTACTGGCAGATACTACAAGAAACTTTAGTTGTGGGTTCATACGAAGTCTCCACACAACGTAAGTAGAAGTAATCCAACTCTTACCTACACCACGAAATCCCTGTATGATTTTACGTCTAGCACCATATTGTAGATACTCAGCTATATCTAACTGAACAGGAGTAGGATCTGGTAGGTTTAGATGTCTCCAAGTAACGATTAAGAAATATCTAAAGTCTTGTAGTTTTTCTGGTAATGGTTGCAAGGATTATGTGTATTTAGCTCCATACGCTTGCTTGTTATATTCCATTGGATTTATTTGTTTTTGCTGTTGTTGTAACTTGCGATATTTATTTTTATTTTTTTTACCAAAACGTAATAAAGGTTTTGTAAAAATAACGCTTCCGTTAGTAATTTTTAAAGAGTTTCTAGTTTTTGACATGATTATAACTCCGCTACAGGTACAGCATCTAGGTCTGGTAAGTTCTCCATCAATTCTTGCATAGGGTTTTTTTCTACAGGTAAGCACTCAACACCATTATCTTTTAGGAATTGTCTCGCTACGTTTAGATCACCTGCCTTTGCTTCGCCACTTTGTATCTTACCTAATAATTCTTTTGCTAAACATATATGCAAAGTGTTTAACACTTCTAAGCTTTTATCCATGAGAAGTATGTTTTAGATTAATATAATCATTTTTTAAACGATTTGCCAAACATTTTCTGACGTAATGTATTGAAAAGACTTAATTTACTTTGTCTTTTGTACTGATGTAACTTCTTTTCGTACTTATAAATTTTAGTTTCTACCTCAGAGATACGAACAAGTGCAGCCATAATTAACATATCTTGTAGTCTTACTTGTTTTACAAGGTCACAACAATAGTCTTTGATAACAAAATCAGGTAATTCTTTTACCTCTCTGCATTTTATTTCTATTTCAAGCTCTACTTCGGGAGGAGGATTACCAATAAGAATATCAAAAAATTCTTTATGGTTCATATCAGTTTAGTTTTGGAAAGAGTTGTTGCTCTAACATATCCACAGCACGATCATCCAATGTATTTGAGGTCTGCTTACAGATTGCTCTAAGAAGATCTACTACTAATCTTTTTACAGCAGTTGTGGTAAAGAACTTTAGTAATACTGGTTTTAGTATTTTAAGCATGGTTTGTTTGTTTTTCCAAACATAGCATACGCTACTGTATCTTGCCTTCTATCCTACTAACCGCTTCTGATAATTTATTAAGTCGATAATATATATCTCTTATATCTCTTTCTCTTTTGTTACTCATGTTAGATATCATCACAACTATTGCCGTAACTGATGCACCTATTAATGCTGCGTATATCTCAGGCATTGCCTTAACTTGTAATTATGTATAGTATGACTAATAAAACTAGTTATGGAAGAAGATAAAGAAAGCAGAGTTGAAACCATTGTTAAAGTTTCTATACTTCTTTGGTCGGCAACATTATTAACACTTTCATACTGGGAACCGCCAGATGGTAAGAAGATAGTAGATTTTGATCCAACATTTATTGCAAGTATTTTTTCAGCATCAACTGCGAGTCTTGGTTTGTCGATTGGTAAGAAGGGTAACAGTAATGGTAATGCAAAAACACCTACTATAGGTAATAATAAGGATATAAAGAAGTAAACCCATGAAAAAATTATTACTACTAGGTTTGTTTTTAGTTGCTCCTTGCTATGCAAACGGAGTACCAACGTGGACTACTGGTTCATCTAATAGAACTGAGAACACAACCCAGACTATAACTCGCAGCATAGTAACTGAAAAATTTGGATCTGCCCTGTCTAGTTGGGAAGCATCAAACATAGAAGTTACGAGTGCTTCTAGTGGTGGTATAGCACACGCAGATGCAGTTTTTACCCCTAAAACTGTAACGTCTGATTGGTCGTTAGCTATAACTACCAGAGCATCAGGAACTAAACTAGAAACAATAACTCAGAATGATGCGATTACGACTACTAGCGTTATCACTTCTTTGTCTGTCTTTAGTCAGTAAAGCAAAAGCCGAAGGCGATACAAACGTGCAGGCTCAACCAAATGCGATTGGTAACTCAAGTATTATCAATCAGAATATGAATGTTAATAATGGAATGACAGGTAAGTTGCAATTTGGAAATCTAGTTTGTAGCCAGCCTACTATGGCCTTCACACCTTTTTATACAGGTAATGATGCAGAGAATCCTAGTAGTGAAACCTATAGTATCAATGAAGGTTGGGGGTTTCAGATGTCATTTATGATCCCACTCGGAACTAATAACGAAACGTGTTCGGATTTAGCCAGAGTAAAGCTAGACTTAGCCATAGAAGAATTAGACAAGCAAGTGCATGATAAACAATTAGTTCGTGTCTTGAAGTGTAGTCAGCTTCACGCATCAGGTTATATGATTAATCCTAAATCTAAGTTCGCATACATCTGTAACGATGTAATTAATATACGAAGTTATGTAAAAGCTAATCCTTCTTTATTTGCAGATCCTTTACCTCCTTCTTCAAAACCTTAGTAAATATTTTCTTAAATGTTTTTTTGATAAAAGCTAAGACTGACTGCATGGCGATACCCCCTGTTACTGACACAACGCTTGCTGTACCTGCTGCTATTACACTTGACGCTATGACTTCTGGGGCAGGTATAGGCATTTCTCCGAAGAATGGTATATTGAACGTAGCTACAGGTTCTTCAGTTGATAAAGTTTCTTTGGGGATTGGCAGGTTTGTCGGTATTGTCTCTGGTGTTAGTTCTAACCCTCCCTCCGTTGAAGATGCTTTTTCTTCTTCAGCAGAAGATCCTTGATCTCCCAGACCCGACTCAACTTGTTCCAGACTCGGTAAAAGAACTGGATCTAGATATGGAATCTCTGCCACAGGTGGATAAAAAATTGTTCTAGGTGGTACGAGATAATCTGTATTAGGCAGATTAATCTCAGGTATATCCACTATTCTTTA